TTTCAAGCGCAGGGTAAGACGTATAAAGCTAACGCTACTACGTCTAGCCAGACCATAACCGTTACATCTGATAGCCCGTGCAATCAGCTTTGCGTGGCTAATCATCAGCCAACCGGAGGTGCTGGTCAGCCTGTGTATTTTACGGTCAGTAATCAGGCTAACGTGACTTGTACGGTTCCTGCAAATGGGGTTCCGTCGTATGCTTTGGTGTCTGTTCCTGCCTCGACCAAGGTATACACAATACCATTTCAGTTTAGCCCGAACACGAACATGTACATCGCGTTTATTGGTGCTGCTGCATCTGAGTGTTTCTTCACCCCCGGTGAGGGCGTCTAATGGCAAGAAAGAAAGGACCATCGCTGTCGGAAGGCAGGGGCGAAAAGCTCCCGGCTAAACGCGGCGGTGGTCTTACGGCGAAGGGACGCGCCAAGTACAACCGCGCAACTGGTAGCAAGCTTAAAGCTCCTACCAAGGACAAGAAGAACCCTCGCCATAAGTCATTCTGCGCCCGTTCCCGTAGCTGGAAGGGTGAACGCGGTAAGGCTGCGAGGAGGCGTTGGGGATGCCGCTAAATGGATTTTCAGAGCCTAATCAACTTAGGTCTTAGCGCCTTTATGGCTGGTCTGGGCTGGTTTGCCCGACAGCTTTGGGATGCAGTCTCAGAACTGCGCCGTGATCTTCATAAAATTGAAATTGATCTGCCCACAAACTACGTCCAGAAAAACGAATATGCTGAGACGATGAAACGCATCGAAATCATGTTCGAGCGCATCTTCGACAAGCTGGACAATAAGGCAGACAAATGACCACGACAGAAGAGAAACAAGAGAAAATTGCCCTTGAGATGGCTGCATCAGCCAGCAAGGGTGCGCTGGTTGAGAAGATCGTGTTCGCTGGTGTCCCGATCCTGTTCTCATGCGTTGTGTATCTTATGAACGCCTTGTCTGGGGCTAACAACGAGATCATTCAGCTAAAGTCGAAAGTTGCCGTAGTGGTGAACGCCGATAACAAGGCGATCCCGCCACAAGGCACAACAATCGACATGGCTCAGATCAGGGAACAGTTGAACGATAAGATCGACAAGGTAGAGCGTGACGCTGCTTTGGCTCGCGCTGCGATGACCCTTGACCGTGAAAGATCAATGGCATTGGTTGATAAGAGCCGTTTGGACATGGCTGCTGACGCTGCTCAAGCTCGCGCTGCTATTCGGTTCGATATGATGAAGGCAATCTCTGAACTCGACAAACGCATCCATTTGCTTGAGCAAAAGAAGTAATGGACCCAATCACGCTAAAGATGGTCTTGATCGCTTGGATGCTGGATGTGCAAGCTGCCAAGGTTATGTATTTCATGCCCATAACGGTGATGCAAGATGATGCAACGTGTCAAAGAACATTGGTCGAGCTTAAAGAGACGCACAAGCGAGGCTATGCTTACAATCTGGAAGTTCGTGGCGCGTGTATTCCGGCGAACATAGGAGGCTAATGTGGACATTCTGAAAGCCGTTGGCCCTCTTCTTAGTCAGGTAGCCCCTACCCTTGCTACAGCCCTAGGTGGCCCGCTGGCTGGCCTTGCAACCAAGACCCTATCGAATGTCCTCCTTGGCAACGAAAGCGGCGACGAGGCCGCTGTGACGGCTGCTATACAGGGTGCTACACCGCAGCAGCTTTCCGATCTCAAGAAGATCGACGCCGACTTCAGAGTGCGGATGAAAGAGCTGGACATTGATCTGGAGCGCATCAGCGCTGGAGACCGTGACAGCGCCCGTAAGCGAGAAATGGAAATCAAAGACCACATGCCCAAGATATTGGCTGTAGGGATCACCGTTGGCTTCTTTGGTTGCTTGTTTTGGATGTTCGTCTATGGCGTCCCTAAGAACGGCAATGAGGCGTTGCTGCTGATGCTTGGCGCTTTGCAGACGGCTTTCACAGGCGTGATTGCCTACTATTTTGGGTCTTCTTCTGGCTCTAAAGCCAAGACAGACTTGATGGTTAGCAAGGAAAAATAAGATGAAAGATAACTGGGAAACAGCCTTTCAGATGGTTCTGAAGCACGAAGGCGGCTTTGTGAACAACCCAAAAGACCCCGGTGGGATGACAAATCTTGGCGTGACCAAGAAGGTCTGGGAAGAGTTTGTCGGGCGTGAGGTTGATGAGCGTGAGATGCGGGCTTTGACCCCTGATGTTGTCAAGCCGCTCTACAAGAAAAACTACTGGGACAAGATCAAAGGCGACTACCTTCCATCAGGTATTGACTATGCCGCTTATGATCTGGCTGTGAACTCAGGAACGGGCCGTGCTGCCAAGTATCTGCAACAGATTGCTGGTGTGCCTGCCGATGGCTTGATTGGCCCTCAGAGCATTGAAGCTATTAAAGCCTGCCCTGCTGAAGAAGTGGTGGATGCTCTCTGCGATATGCGCCTCGACTTCCTTAAGCGCCTGCCCACTTGGAATACCTTTGGCAAGGGGTGGGAGCGTAGGGTTGTCGAGGTTAAGCAAAAAGCATCCACGATGGTGGTTAGCTCTTAGTCAGCTCGCCTGAGAAGACGTAAGACCCAACGTGGCCTAAGTCCATCCAAGGAGCGGCGTAAATCTTGCCGCCGTTCTGACGCCATAGCTGGCAGAAGTGATAATCCTCTGACAGTAGGCGCTGCGTTTCTTCTTCGATACTGGTGGCAAAGAACTCATGAATGTCCTGACCTACAGGCGTATTGCCTGATAGATCGACAACATCGTTCTTATACACAGGCACAACATCTTTCAGCTTCTCAAAGACCTCACGCTTAATTGCCATCATGCCTGTGCCGCCATTCCAGATTTCGAGCGGTTCGTTCATAGGCACGGTGATGGAAGGTGCATAGTCAACAAGGTTGATGACAAATGAACCTGTGTGCTTGCTCAGTTCGTTGTGAGGCACACCGTTCTTCACAGCACCCTCAACCGTCATCCAGTTGATTTCCTTCTTAGGATAGATGCCGCAGATCACATCCTTGTCGGCTTGCAGAAGATGAACAACATCCTGCGCCCGAAAGGCAATGTCTGCATCAATGAAGAGAAGGTGTGTGCAGTCTGTTTTCAGAAAGTTAGACACCATTGCGTTGCGAGCGCGGGTGATTAGACTTTCGTTGAACATGTTGCTTACCATCGCACCAATGCCGTTTTGAGACAAAGCTGGTTGCAGTTGCAGCATTGACTGATGGTATAGGCCAGCGCACATCCCACCATACATAGGCGTTGCTATAAAAACTTTCATGATTGACCTTCTTCCTTAACCGGAGCGAACATCTGTGCCATGCGCTTTATGTCTTCCTCAACTTGTTCTTGAGGCCCCAACGGTGAAGGCATAGACACAGCTACTCGCCCCGGCTTCGCTTGCGCGAACTGTCCAGCAAATGCCAGATAATTGATGCCGTCAACATAATTATCAGACTTGCTGCGGTTAGTTCTGATGCGAGCCATCTTGAGAGCCATCATAAACATGTTGGCTTGCCAAGGCGTAAAAGCCTCGCCCGTCATCAGATTGTAGATTGAACAGACACGTTCGAACGTATCGCTCACATCGCCATATTCCTGCCCACGATCTTCAAGCGTGGATATGGCATTAGCCAGAACTTCTTTGTGATCCATCTTAGTCCCCTATTTTTGCTATCGACTTGCGGAGTTGCATAGTCGTGATTGCTTTAATCTTCTTGTCTATGTGCTTAGAAGCGCGGTGAGCTTCTTTAGCTATTTGCTTTTGTCTCTGAAGCAGAATGATCTGTTCCAGTGGTTCCGGCCTTGTCATCTTCCACCACAGGCGGGAAAAGAACCTTTGCATTTTCCACATCACGTTCTCCTACGAGGTCCAAGAAATCCTCTAAACGCAAGATGACAACGCTTTCACGCCTGTCGCCGCGAGCGACAACCAGAGGGCGCTTACGCCCCTTGGCAGCTAGTGTGGCCTGATCCAGCCAATCGTAGACAGCAATAGATGCTCGACGCTTACATTCAATGATGAAGTCTTGAAGGATAATGGCAGCACCACCCTCACGGGTCTGGGTCAGTTT